GGGGTATAGGGGTAATAAGTAATAAGTAACAGAAAACTAAAGAGTTTTTGATACCCCGTTGAAGTACCCCGAACGAGTTTTAACGGGGTATGTGGATACTGGTGCAACGTTGTGTGATAATGTCTTGACAAACGAGGGCACACTATGTCAGTCAACATAAAAGCACTGCAGCAAGCCAAACAGGCAATACGTTCGAAACTGGAGCAATACGCTAAAGCCGGTCAAAAGACTGTGACTGTCGGCATCCATTCGGACGCAGGTGAACATCCTGACTCCGGTATGACAAATGCCCAGCTTGGCGCATTGCTGAATTACGGTAACCCGAATAACAAGCTATACGGTAATCCCGCACCTATTCCACCGCGCCCCTGGCTGATACCCGGTGTGCAAAGCGGTAAACAGGACATCGTGGACACCATTGCTCATGGTATAGCTAATGATTTACCGCTTGACCGGGTGCTGGAACAAGTGGGCGCGTTTGCGGCTGGTGCGGTTCAACAATACATGACTGACCTCGACACTCCTCCGAACAGTCCGTACACTATCGCTCGGAAGGGTTCCAGTTCGCCGCTTATTGATACTGGCGCTCTACGGGCGAGCGTAACGTACAAGGTCACCAACGAAAAACCTGATGAGGGTATCTTATGAGTCTGTCAATGCGTGGTCATATTGACAACGTGTTTAAATCTGTACCGGCGACACACGTGGGTAAATCTGGCACATATGTGGACGGTATCTGGACGACAACGACCTCCCACCCCGTGAGCTTCACAGTCAACGTCCAGCCACTTAGTGGTAGGGAGTTGGACTTCCTTCAGCGTGGTGGTCAGCGCATCGTTGACCCGCGTAAAATCTACGTCAACAGTGGCGACCTCGACTCAATTGCACTCGATGGTGAGTGGGTGTTCCTGGGACAACGTTGGAAAGTAATCCAAACCGATAATCGCCCGTGGCGGAAATATTGCAAGGTGGTGGTAGACCGGTATGACCAACAATGAAATCTTTGCGGCTCTCAGACCGCATATAATCAACGTGACGGGCGTCAGCGAGTGTATCCTTGCCGACCCCAACGGACCGTCTCCGGACGGCCCATACGCGTCTGTCCGGCCACGTCAGAGCATCCGTGAACGTGGTCAGGCGAACATCATCATGACCGATGGCGCAAATGACACCATCGTGTATGAAATTCGCGCGCAGATTGTCGCAACCTGTGAAATTAATTTCTTCCGCGGTGAAGCAATGCAGTACGCCGAAATGCTGAAGGAATGTCACAAGCGCCCGGACGTGTGCTGGCCCCTGTGGAAAGCTGGTATCGGATGGGGTGGGACCGAACCGGTTAACAACCTGACAGCGCTGCAGGCGAGCAACTTCGAACAGCGTGCGCAAATCATCGTTAAACTGCTTTACGAAGCGGTGAATACGGTGACAGTGAATAACATCCTGCACGTTCCTTTCACCATTGGTGAGGGTATGGACCAGGTATATTTCGAAAACGGTACGCTTCAGTTAAGATATGTTGATACCGAACCCGGTGTGAACTATCAATCCGGTGAAATTTCGATATAATGGTCAACGTGTGCACACTGTAACTTACGAGGACTCGTAAACATGTTTCCAATTGAACAAATCATCCCAATCACAACCCGGATTTCTCCGGCGGGATTAAGTACGGCAAACTTCGCTTCCGCGATGTTGTTTGCCAATAAGACCGAACTCCCGAGCGACTTCACCAAAGACACGGTGCGTACCTACTATTCCACCTCGTCTCTCGCTGCTGACTTCGCTCCCACAACCGAGACGTATAAGGCTGGTGCCAAATTCCTTGGCTCCACTCCGGCGGTACCGAAACTCACCGTGTGGGCTACCGCTGACGATGATGTCGATATCAAAGCAACGCTTGCCAAGGCGTTCAATAAGTATTACTGGTACTGGACTCTTGTTACCAAAGATGTACTGGCGACGGAGGCCGACGTACTGGCGATTGCATCGTGGTGTGAAGAGAACAGCGTCATGTTCCCTAACAGTCAGACCGGTGAAGCCGTGGTTAAAATTCGTAACCCGGACGCCAATGACGACATCTGTTCGAAGCTGAACACGCTGGGCTATCGTCACGCGTTTACCGTTGCTCATGCAACCGACCCGTATGCGGCCTATGCGCTCATCAAGCACTCTGCCTCGGTCAACTACAGTGCCGATAACAGCACTATTGACACTGAGTTTAAAAAATCTCCGGGTGTTGCTGCTGAAGACCTGTCCGACACCGAACAGAACGCGATGGTCACCAAACGTTGCGCATTCTACAGCGTGCTTGACCTACAGGGGAGCACCGACAGCGGTCGCTGGCTGCAGACGTGGTCGCACAGTACCTACGGTGAGTCCATTTCCGACATCGTCGATTTGGACGCGTTTGTGAACTCTCTGCGTGTGGAACTGTACAATACCATTGTCAACCAGACCACCAAACTCCCGCAGACTCCGGTTGGTCAGGAAGCGCTCATCGGTGCGGCCAAACGTGTGGGTAGACAATATATTCGCAACCGTTATCTCGGCCCACGCAATTACATCAGTCCCGACACCGGTCTGGAAGCGTACACCGAGGGATTCGAAGTGCTGACTAAAGCGACGGATATTCTCGACCTGTCCGATTCTGACCGCGCGGCACGTAAGTCTGCACCGATTAACATGCGTGTGTTCAAAGCTGGTAGCGTCAGAATTTGTGACGTCACCGTTGACGTTTATTAATGGAGAATGACCGATGTCATTAGAAAACTTTTCCACAAGTAACACGGTCATCACAATTAATGGCCGCATCATCACTTCATTCGGGGAGTCCGACCCGCCGTACACTGACGAGCCGATTGACGCGTCAACTGTGTTACGTCGTGGTCTGGGTGGCAATGCTATTCGTCTGGACCGTATCAACCCGGGTCGTCGTGTCACACTGAACCTAAACCCTGGTTCGGCTGACTCCGCGTATATTAACGGACTGTTTCAGAGTAAGGCCAACATCGAGTTGACCTATACTCAAATCGGCACACTTGACGCCGCTGTGGGCACAGAAGGTGTGATTGTGAATGATGGTCCGCGCGGGCGTGGTGGTCAGACAATTACCGATGACCAGTGGATTTTTGAGTTCAATTCATGGACTGCGACAAAGGGTCCAGCAAGCTAAATGAAAGGGGCCCGATGGCCCCTTAGTTATTTTGTCGATTAAATCAAACCTTCTTCAGATAATTTTCCGACAATCCACATTTCACCTTCGGCATAGAACATAGGTTGTGAGAACCCGTTCTCTGTCTCACGCATTATTCCGTACCCCTTATCGATGAACCATTGCTGAAATACACGTCCACGCTTCACGGAGCGATTGTAGACGCCCATCGAGGCTAGTTGTTTGTTTAACCATATCGCTGATTGTCCGAACTTCTGGGCGATCTGAGTGGCGTTATAGAGACCATTGCGTTCTACAATCCGGTCGTAGACGTCTGCTTTTGGTGTCATCTCCTCATTCTCTAGTGCAAGACGTTCTTTCTCTTTCTCGCTTTCCAGCAGCGCTTCAAGTGCTTGAATATAGTTTTGTGGTAGTGCGGGTGTATTCACCCGTGATTCCAGCTCTTGCCAACGCTTGATTATCTTCATTCGTAATTGAGCGTTATACCCTGACACCAGGCAGATGGTGTTATCTTTATCCAGCCGGTACTCCCATGCGTTTGGGTTGGTGGTATCATACTGAATGCACGTAACCCCATGATTCGTAACGTAACTCAAATTTGAGTTACGAACATAATCTTCATCGTGACCACCATGTAGAGCGCAGAGCATTGAGCGAATGTCTCTGCAAACATTGTCGTGACGCTTCTCAACTAGCGTCGCAATCTCGCGGCTAGACATGGTTAGTTCCGATTTTGTGTTTACTAAATCGTTCATCTCTGTTCTCCCCTCTTGTTCGTGTGAGTGTAGTTTCGATAAAAATCACGACCCGTTCAAATCGATTTATTCATGGTCACGATTAACGATGTGATTGATCACAATTGACCCCTTAGTTATTTTCTTTTACTCCGAATGTGAAAGTCTGCCTTATCCATCATGTCTTTGCGCCAGCAAACGCCGGTACCCATATACGCCGGGTCGTCACTTTCCGCATAACCAAATTCGTTTTCATGATACGTGCAAATCGTATCGGTCTGCACGTCATGTATCTGGAATTTCTCACCCTGTGCAGCGTGGGTACTATTGCAGTAAATTGTTGCGGCCATGATAACTACCAACTGAATTTTAAATTTGCGCCATGCTTTACGGTCTTGTTCACGAATCATTTTGTCTCTCCTGTTGCTTTGGCGATGGCTGCACGGGCTTCATCAATGATTTCTCCGCACCATGATTGGTATGAAACCTCATCAAGTGCATCAGCGCACTTTATGAGAGCCTCCAGCAATTCATTGGTCATCTCTTTCTTTACGACATGTTCATACGGTTCGACATTGGTTGCGTACTCAAACTTAATGCTCATCTCTCATCCCCTGTGATAATGTTTAACCAACACGTACACTCTATACCATACTGACGGAGCCGTCAACAATTGATTGATGATTTCGTCAAGTGTACACTGTAACGACTAACAACCGGAGAAATAACAATGTCACTCATTAAAACTTTTACCGCTGGCGACATCACCGTGAACGCCGCGATGCCTTCCGCAATTGAGCAGGATGAACTGTTATCCCTGGTGAGCGCACAGTTTATCGCACACGCCGCCAACGTTTACAAAAACGGTGGTGAACTCGGTGTCAAAGATGTAACCCTGTTGCTCACTGCTGTACCGCATCATATCAAGCAACGCATTGCCGAGGTACTTCTGAGTAAAGCAATGACAGCAGGTACCAACACGAAAATCACGGTGAATGATTTCCCCGGTAAAATGATGACGCTGAATACGCTGCTGGCCGAATTGTTTCTGTGGGTTTACGCTGATTTTTTCGATTACGTGCAAAACGCAAACAAAGACGAGTAAGGGACACTGGGCGACCAAGCCCGGTCAACTGGTACTTTATGCGGGTTTGCACGGGTATCGAGGGGGTGTGTCCACCTCTTTGCACATGGGCGCAGTTAAAAGATGGTACAATATCGCTTGCTGAAGTCGAACAATTTCACTTTGCGATGGATGAATTGCAGGGTAAGTATATTGAGGCGATAAACAATGCAAGAAATTCCCCTAAATAACGGTGCGTCCAACGCCCATCAGACCTTCACGGTCAAGCTGGGCGACAACGTTCTCGACTTTGCGCTGGATTACATCAGCTATACCGACAAGCCCGCGTGGACAATGACTGTCTCACAGGATGGTATCAACTACATCACCGGTGCAATGCTTGTCCCAAACGCTGAGGTCAGTAAAGCATACCGCGCCGGGTTGGGTCGCTTCTTCTTTGTGGGTGATGAGGTAACTATTGACAACCTCGGCGTTGATAACCATCTTCTGTGGGTGCCCGAATAATGGCTAATGTGATTACGCAGTTTCTGGTCGGTCTCGGTATCTCTTACGATGGTAAAGCTGCTGAACAGGCTGAAAAAGACATTGATAATCTCGGAAAATCGGCGGAGAAAGCCGGTAGTCAGATGGACGATGTCGGCAAGTCGCTCGACAATGGCGTTAAAACCGGCGTAGAAAATTCAAAATCACGCATTATGAGTCTGGTCACCACTTTCAAAGCTGCCGGACTTGCGATGTCCGGTGTTGCCGCGGGTGTCGGCGCAGCGTGGGCGTTTGAGTCGAAGAAAGCGCAACAGGCTTACGACCTGAACAACCAGCTTGTGACCAGTCAGTTCGGACCAACTGAGGTTTATGGACTTGGTGCGCTGGCCGAACAGCGTGGCGGCGACCGGCAAGCAACGACAAACAGTCTTTTAAATATTGAACGTGGGATTAACCGTATTCAGACCGGTGACGCCGGGATGATTCAGCAACTGGCAGTTGCGGGAATTCGTGTCGATAACCCCACGGGGCGTACACGCGAAGATATTTACAGCGACATCGCAGGACAGTTCCAGCGCCTCGATACGACGCGCCAGAGCAACGTAGCGGAGGTTTTAGGTCTCGACCCGGCTACCGTCAGAGTATGGCAGGAGTTCGGCGCTACAACGCTGGAAGCATCAAAAGCCCGTGCCGCTGAAATGGGGTACACCGAGAAACATAATGCCGCGCTGAACGCAATCAACCAGACCATAATTGACACTCAACAAAAGTTCGAGAGTCTGGGTAACACGATTGCAGACATGCTCGTACCAGATATTACCAGTCTGAGTAATACCATATCCAGTGTAGTAGGTAGATTCGATAACTGGTTGAAAACCAGCTCCTTTGGCAAAGATGTATCCGAACATGGGTTGTATAAGGCGTATGAAAATGCAATGCAGTCTATCCCGTGGATTAAGAAAATGGATGACTGGATTAACAACTTGGGTACAAATGCCAATGATGCGACAATTAATAACAAATCATCCACCGTCGAAACTCCTGCCTGGGGTGGTACACCGTTCTGGGCAAAGCGGGAGAATTGGGTCAACAATTCTGATAACAGAACGGTAGATGATGACACACTCTCCGCATTACGTCGAAATAATTCACTGTATAACCCGGTCAATAACAACATCGTCAATAACACGACGAATACCGAACAGCTTCCACAGCGGGAGAATTCATCTCCGGTTAACGACGGTTCATACGGTGCCGAAGTGAGTCCGGTGACTGATAACTATGCGCAGCAAAGTCGGCAGATGAGTCAGATTATGGAGTCCATAAACCGTCCGATTCAGCTTAACGGTAATTTCACCACACAGGGCGACGTAATACTGGACGGTAACGCAATTGGCCGTTATACCGTAAATCATCTTGAGACACAGGTGTATCCACAGGCAATTGACCAGACCCGGCAAAGGAGTTACTGACAATGGATTTGCGCCAGTATGAAATACTCATTGACACAAAGAATTTTATTACACAGTCGTACCCAATGCTCCGGTGTTCGTTTGATGTGACAACGTATACTGGCGACAGCCTGAGTACCTGTGAATTCCGCTTGTGGAACCTCGCACCGACAACGAAGATTGAACCGAATCAGACCGTTGTTTTTCGCGCCGGGTATCAGTCGCGCATTGGTCAGATTTTTACTGGATTTGTTACCAACGTTTTCACCATTCGTGACGGTACCGACATCATCACACGTGTGACGTGTCGCAGCGGTAGCAATGTGCTCGACGGTGGGACAACGAGTGCAAGTTTTGGTAAGGGCGTGACATTGTTTGACGTCTTAACCAGTCTCGCACAGGACTGGTCGAAGCCGTTATATCTTGTCAATAGTGAGGACAAATTTACCTCTATTGTCATGGCTGGCGGTTACAACGTCAGCTCCGACATTAGTAAAGAATTTGATACTCTGGCCAAAGCGTATGGCTTCGAATGGCATCTGTACGCTGGTCAAGTATTTGTCGGATTCCCATCTGATGACCGTAAAGCCACGCCTGTCAAAATCAGTTCCGCGACCGGGATGATTGACGCGCCCACGCTTCACGGCGGCATCGATGGTGTATTCTGCGACGTCAAAATGCGTCTTGACCCCCGTATGACACCTGCATCGGTGCTTAATATTGAATCAAAATGGCCTAAATTTGATTTCGGAGCGGTGGAGTTCCAGACAACCGTCGACGCTAAACTGGAAGGTGACTGGAACGTTCAGACCATTCAGCATACTGGAGACACACATGGTCCTGACTGGTACACGTTTGTCAAAGCTGTGCGCGCCGGGTCAATGGATACCACCACGACAAATAGTGATGTTGGTAATCGTCTTATTTACGGGCGTGTTGGCGTGCAGGGTGAGGATGCCAGTCAGCAGCAGGATTTCCGCACCGAGGTACGTAAACTAGGACAAAGTCTGGGTATCAGTCCTAACTGGATTATGGCTGTAATCTCTGCGGAGTCTAACTTCAATCCGCAATCAAAGAACAGCAAATCTGGTGCGGTGGGCCTGCTTCAGTTTACTAATACCGGATGGACAAGTGCGTTTCAGAGTAAGTACGGACGCAATAAAAATGTCATCCTGTCAATGACCGCAGCCGAACAGGTGAGAGGTCCAATTACTGATTATCTCAACCAGTATAAAGGGCGTTACAAAACAATGGGTGATGTGTACATGGCTGTATTCAGTCCGGCATTCATCGGTAAACCTTCCACAACCGTGATGTATTCATCACCTTCTACAGCGTACAATCAGAACGCAGGGCTTGACACGGACCATAAAGGTTACATTACTGTTGGTGACGTGTGGCGGCGTGTTGAGGAACGATTCAGACAAGGTAAGGCGTACATGTTATGAGTTTAATTAACCTTCTGGTAAAGCGCGGTCCACAGCTTGGGTCGCTTCAGTTCGATGCTGTCCTGTCTGATGACCTTGACGCCAGCGTGGATATCGTACAGTACCCCATTGAGACAGGTACGCCAATTGCGGACCACATCATTTATCAGCCTATTCGTTACACGATGACGGGTGCGGTATCGAATAACCCATTGAAAGTTAGTATCACTGATTTCACCGGGGCGTTGACAAATCTCGTCGATGACAATCCGTTTATTGCCGCGGGCGCGGGTCTGTTCGCGGGGTGGTTGAGCGGCTCGAATGAAACTCGCTCCAGTACGACACTGAACACTTTGCTTGATTTCATGTACTCCGGCCAGGTATTCACAGTGGATACGGGTGAAATCACGCTGAACAATATGGTCATTCAGCGTATCGGGCGCTCCAAAGACCCGGAGAATGAGAATGGACTGATATTTGTTGCTGAACTGCAGCAGATTGTCACGCTTGACCGCGTGGCTAACGGTTCACAACCGGCACAGTATCAGCTGAACAGCAACGACGTTTCCAGCACATCCATATCCGGACTGATTGAGCGCGGTTACATTAATGTGAAGACAGCCGCAACGAATGTTGCCAGCCAGGTTACGACACTTTTAGATTTGTAAAAAAAGCCCCGGAGTACGGGGCAAACATGCAGGAGCACAACAGAGAGAGAGAGCACGGTTTACAGGTTAAACGTCATCTAAACTCTAAACCGTTATATTGGTCGAACCGCCGCGGTGACCAACCGCTCAGTGTACACTTGACTACACATTCCGGCTACCCGCTGATGCAAGGAAAGGAACACCCCGGACCGCTAAAGACACATGTGCTATATGCCTGCGAATAAATAATTACATTGTTTGACGTGAGTGTCAATAGTATACTTGACATTATTTTCACAGGAGGGCGACATGACCGACATTAACCAGCGCCGCTCGTTTTTACAGAACGTCACCAATGACACGTTTTTCGAGAACATGAAAGACGTGTACACATGCATTCCGGGTTACGTACTGACATTTGACCCGGACACACAGCGTGCGCAGATTCAACTGGGGATCACCCGGACAGATGATGTCGCTAAAACTACGTTTGACCCACCACCCATCGTGGACGTTCCCGTAAGTTTCCCGGGCGATGACTTCGTACTGGAATTTGCCGTCAATCCGGGTTGTGAGGGCATGGTACATTTTAGTCAACGTTGCATTGATGGATGGAAGCAGACCGGTGGCATTGCTGCTAATCCTGTTAAACGCTTTCACCACAAACAGGACGCAATGTTTGTACCGGGAATTCGTTCACTTGATAACCTGATTGCAAGTTTTTCCAACGATGGGATACGCTTGCGCAATGCTGACGCATCACAGCACGTCTGGTTAAAGGGTGATGGTTCGTGCATAATGGCTAATGGGAACGGTAACGTCCAACTTCTTGCAAACGGTACAGTGAGTATCAATGGCGTGACCATCGATAAAGACGGGAACATCACCGCATTGAATTCTCTGGTGCTGGATGGTAAAGAACTCAATGGTCACACTCATGGCGGTGTTGCTTCCGGTGGTTCTAATACGGGGCCGAATAACTGATGACAGTACGTAAATTAGATGAAGATGGTGATATCGTTACTCAGGGTTCGATGTTCATCACTGAACAACTGGAAATAGAGCAGACGATACGCACTCGCCTACGTCTGTTTCTGGGCGAGTATTTCCGGGATGTGACCGATGGCACACCGTGGTTTCAGGAGATACTCGACAAACAAACTTCCATGGATGTCCGCGAAGCACGCCTCCGTGAACGCATCTCCGGTACTCCGGGTGTTCTGCAGTTAACCAGTTTTAGCACCGATTTCGACATCGACAACAAAACTTATACGGTCACCGCCAGCGTGTTGACCTCCTACGGATTATTAAGGGTGACCGAGAATGGCTGAATTAACCAGTACCGGCTATAGCGTAAAATCACAGAATGACTGGTTCGACGAAGAAAAACAGTTGTATCTGGATATCGACAGTAACTGGAATCTTGACCCGTCCACCCCCGATGGGTTGAAGATGGCGCATGATGCTGAAATCTTCTCCGCGCTCGATGAAGTGTTACAACAGGCGTACAACTCCAAAGACCCGAACAAAGCCAGCGGCTACGACCTCGATGTGATTTGTGCGCTGACAGGTACCGTCCGGAGTGAAGGTACCGCGTCCACTGTTACAGGGTTTGTGTTAACGGGTGTTGCCGGTACTCAGGTTCCTGCGGGTACACGCTTCGAGTCGTCTGTGACGGGTTATCGATTTACTCTTGACCAGACGTGGACACTGGATAGTTCAGGTACCGCAACGGTCGATATCACCTGTACCACGGTTGGTGAAATCGAAGCGGACGCCAACACCATCACAACCATTGTGGACACGGTTGCTGGTCTGGTATCAGTTAATAACCCCACTCCAGCAACACCCGGTACATCTGCTGAATCGGATGGGTCGCTACGCCTTAAACGAGCAACAGCTGTAGGTCTGCCGGGTAGTAACCAGGTTGATTCAATGCTGGGACAACTGTTCAATGTGGATGGTGTACGCCGTGTGCGTGTCTATGAGAACGACGAAGTCACAACTGATAGTAATGGTCAACCCGGCCACAGCATTGCGCCCATCGTTGATGGTGGTACGGACGATGATGTGGCGATGGCTATTTACCTTAAAAAGAACCCGGGTGTCGCACTTTATCAGGCTGGAACCGGTGTGACAGTCACGGTCACGTCGCCTACTTACCCCACGATGACCAAAGATATCAAATTCAGTCGCCCCGTGTATGTGGATATGGTGGTGGTCATCGAAATCAAAGATGACGGTACGCTACCGTCTCAGGCGACCCTTGAGCCACTCATTCGGGACGCCATCATGGAATACGCTGCGGGTGGTCTAATTCCGACAGAGTACGGTTTTAAGCCGGATGGGTTTGATATCGGTGAAACAGTCCCGTACAGTTCACTTTACACACCTATTAACAAAGTCATTGGCTCATACGGTAACAGCTACGTTAACAGTATGACGTTGAATGGCGGCACAGCGAATGTTACCATTAAGTTTAACGAATTATCCCGCTGGACAACCTCAAACATCACGGTGACTATCGTATGACCATTATCAAACGTGCAGACCTAGGTCGACCCTTAACGTGGGACGAACTGGATGATAACTTCCGGCAAGTTGATGATTTGAGAGCCGCCGCATTGGCGGCTGTATCGAGTGCAGCGGCTTCAGCTGAAGCCGCTGCGGGCAGTGCTACGAATTCACTTAATAGTGCAAATAGTGCTTCTAGTTCGGCTGCTGACGCCGCAGCATCGGCAGCATCAGCAATCGATGCGCTAATGAATTCGACATTCGAACCGAGTAGTTTCGACTTCAGCACCGGTGGCACACTTGATACTACAGATCGCAATAAAGCAGTGTACAACCCGGCGGACAATAACTGGTATTCATGGGTGGGTACGTTACCACACGTTGTGCCCCCAGACACAGATCCACTATCCGATGTCAACTGGAGGCCACGTACGGATCAGTTACTGCGACAAAACCTGGCATCGTCCGCGATTCCCGGTACTTCGCTGGTAACCCATTCCGATGGTACTCGGCTTGACAATTATATAGAGATTTTTAACAGAAGAACTAAGTTTATAATGCCGGAGGATTTACCAGGCACTGACACAGAACAGCTCCAGTCGGCGCTATCTTATGCGAAGTCCAACAAAGTCAATGTGGTGTTACAGGCGGGGAAAACCTATTATGTAACTGGGTCGCAAGGTTTGGAAGTAGATTTAGGGTACTATTCTTTCGAGAGCCCCAATGGCATCGCCTATATTGACTTTACAGGTTGTACTGCCCCTTACTGTTTATGGGTTCATTCCAGTCGCCCATATCCTGCTGGGTCAGAGAACCACTGTACATCCATGCGTGGTATAAAATTTAAAAGTTCGATCAAAGGTATTGGCCAAAGGTTGCTGCTAACTGGAAATAATAACGACTCCAGCAACGGCACCTATAACGGTGACTGTAAGATCGAAAACTGCATGTTTTCCACTGCTGACATTGTTTTAGGTGCCTCTAACAGTACCTGGCGTTATAAATTCATTAATTGCGGATTTATGATGGAGTCACCTGGAGGTACATATGCGATGCACTTCCCGGTGGGCATTTCGGACTCTGGAGAGTCGGTTACTTTTCAAAATTGCAAAATATTCGACATGAAAGGATGCCCGATACTTGTTGAATGCGCAAGTTTTGCCATTGGGATGCCTGGCACATCGGTATTGAATACCCCGATTAAGATAACTGGTAATGGTGCCATGGTCATCTTGGATTCGGCGGCTAATATTGAAAATCCAGGGGCGTCAGCGTGGTATCGCTACGGAGAAGTAACAGGAATTGCGGCGCGACTCATCCTTAATGGGTGTACACTTGTGTGTAATAACCCGTCGCTGCAAACGAAACCGTTATTCTACGTAGGGGAAAATGCCTTCATCGACATCACTCTCGTCAAAACGCCGGGGAATGACTATCCCTTCCAGAACGGGGAAGAAGGGTTGAGAACTTTTGTTGAGGGTGACGGGTATGTTACGGCGAGTCATTGTATCGGCGATATCCGTTCTGGTGCCGGGAATATCCCACTTCATAAATCGCTAAACCCAACATTGAATCCCGGCTTTGAGTCCGGTGATTTATCATCGTGGACATTTAACAACACGGGAGTCAGCACTCAAACGTGCGTAGTAGGTACGGAATACAAGAAAACAGGTGTCTATGGAGCGAGAATGACATCGTCCGAGTCGTCAAGTTGTTTCCTGAGTCAAAAAGTAAAAGTAACGCAACATGGTTATTACAGGACCACGTGTCAAGTCAATACCATAACCGCCGGTACAGGGACGACGGCGGGAGCACTAACCGTTACGTTCTACAACAGGGCTGACAAATCGATCCAATCGGGTGCAAGTAGTTCTTTCACTAATACTCCGAGCGGGTGGCAATCTGTGGGACAATTCATACAGGGTCGAGTACCACAGGGCGCCGAATATTGTGAAGTATCTATCCGCTGCCGTGAAGGCGCGGTGATTGATATCGATAATTTCATCATCAATTTCACATAGGGAGGGTATTAAATGTTGAAAGTAAACGTGTGGTTTATGACAACCGGCGACCTTCCGGTTACAGTGGAAATAGATGATGGCGGCTCATCGTTTTCCGACGAAATTGAAAAACAAGATTACGTGTTGGATTACTTAATGAATAACGGGTTTTCTGACAAAGAAGGATTGACATTTAAAATAGTTTAGGGGCGTAAGCCCCTTTCACCCGTCCACAACGCATCTGAATTGACTAATGAGAGATTCGCGGTATCATTAGTACATCTTCCATCAATTCCCGTGGGTACTGATGAACTTCTTCTCGGCTCCCTACTTCGTACCGCTGACGATTGTCAGCGGCTACGTCGCAAATGAGTCAGATGCTCCAAATCGCATCTACGCTCAGTATCGTAACAAGCCAAAGGCTGCCGCTTGGTATAACATCACGCGTAGTCTGGGTACGCAGATTGCAGATGTGGCTGCAGCTGTCCGTATTATGTATTCGATCGACGGTGCGCAAGGTGAGCAACTCGACGTTATTGGGCGCATTGTGGTGATACCCAGGGATTTTATGGGTGAAGTCACTATGGAAACGGCGATGTGCGCCAGCGATGTCAATGGCCCGGCTGAATTCGGTGACACCTCCGCAATGTGTAGTGTACCATCTGTTGACCAGTCGATGACAATGTCGGACAAATTATATCGTCTGGCAATCAAATCTAAAATTCTTAAAAACAACTCATACGCGACCATTGAAGACATTATTAATGGGATGAATTTCCTGTTACCTAACGCACAGGTTACTCGTCTGGTTGACGGTGAGGACATGAGTTTCTCCGTGGAATTCTACGGGCAAATCACAGACCTCGAACGGTGGGCGCTCCTCAATGCCTCTTTCGTTCCGAAGCCACAGGGTGTAAAATTCAATGGTTTCCTTGAGGCTTATGATTACGTACAGGCAGGTGACTCATCAACTCAGTTTGGTGACTCATTGGCGCAAGCGACCGGATTTATAGGAGTTTAAATAATGGCTTTAGACCGTAGCAACCGTTACCCAGGGCGGTTCGAGAATCCCACGGTGGAACAACCTCAGGGTGCATTTAAAAACCGTACATCACCGACAGCAGAAGATGGTTCATATTTCGAGGCCGATTGGGCCAATGACATGAGTGGTTTTTTCGCTCGCGTGCTTAACGTAGCAGGTGTTACGCCGAACGGGACTGTCGATAATGGGGTGAACAGTCAACTTTATGATGCGTTGATGACTGCGACACCGGGAAGATTACTTAATGTCCGCGCGTTCACAACTGATACGGTGGTATCGAAGACCCCGGGTGCCAAAAAGTGGAGAATTAGAGCGGTTGGTGGTGGCGGTGGTAGCTCCGCAGCGGTAGCCACTGGGGCCGGTCAAACATCGATGAGTAACGGTGGTGGGGCCGGTGCTTATGCTGAGGGCATTTACGATGTTGCCACGATTAATTCTCTGCAAGTGACGATTGGTGCGGGTGGTGCCGGTGGTACAGCTTCGTCCACATACGGCGGTGATGGCGGAACAACGTCCGTGGGTACCTTGATTAGCTGTCCGGGTGGTAAAGCCGGTCAACCGGCTGGTCCGGCGAACCCACCGTTCCAACCTGTCGCCAATAATAACTCTAATTCTCCAACCGGTTGGAATATCCTTGGTGTTCCCGGACCGGGTTCCACCGCTGGGTTCGCCATTTCGACCGAAGTCACGATTGGTTCTCGTGGTTCGGACGGCTTCATGGGTGTGGGCGGAGCGGTGCCGAGAATTGACAATCCAGCGATAACCGGTGGTGGTTGGGGTTCCGGAGCATCCGGATGTTCCAACGGTCCATCTCAGCCATTGAGAAACGGTGCCGCTGGACGCCCGGGAATCGTCATCATTGAAGAATACTCATAAGGTTTTACAACCTTCCCACCAGTTTTGCCACCGGGACACTCTGTCCCGGTCGGCCATCAGAACTTCCCCGTTATGTGGAATTACTGTGGCGGCTCGTTCGGGGTCGCCATCGGTTGTCCACAATTCACCGCTCGGTGTGAGCAGGTCATTAGATGGTGGTGGACATTTACGTACTTCCTGAGCACAGGCGGTTAAAGTAAGTACTGCTACCAGCAGGATAAGTTTTTTCATTTTACGGTCGCATCATACAGGTCGAGGATACCACTCTCTTTGACACACTGAGCGGTGGCGGAGTCGTTAATTCGGTCACGGTAAATAGTGACTTTTTCAACGACTTTTTTGGTTCGGGCTTCTTTCAGTTCCTGTTGCTTTTTCTGCAATTCCACATCAGAAGCATTGAGTTTTTCCTGCAGCGCGTCACGGGCTTCGACGGCTGCTTTGTATTCTTTGAAATCGTCCAGCTTGACCGACCGCTTCCCTTGTGAATATCCCCACCAGAACGCCAGTGCGAGTAACACGATCGTGGCTATGATTGTGCGCATCATTTCTCCCCCAGTGTATACAGACATAGATACTCCTCCTGCTCCCGGCGAATCGGCTGTCCGGAACAGTTGTTACTTTTAATACGGCAGTCACGACCACCATCGAACACCCAACGAGGGATCTGTTTACACGCGTTCTTCCAGTCGCCTTTTTGCAGCAATTTGAAGAATGTTGACCCCTTACATTTAGTGGGTCCAATGTTGTACGGACAGAACGATGCAATACCGACCTGTTGCACCGGGTTCAGTTTTACCGGGATATTGTCGCGTACCCATTTGAGCGACTTTTGCGCTTCTTTATCGTTCAGAAGGTCACACTGCTTTTCGGTAAGTCGCATACCCTTTGTCACTGGCTTACCGTCGATGCGCGTCACACCCCGGCAGATGGTCCAGATGGGAGGATTTGCACTGTCCAGATATGCTGTCAGCCTGTTCCCTTCCTTCTCGTTCAGGAACTGATTGAGCAGATCTGTCTGTGTGACTACCGCGGTACCTGTGCCACCCATCGCAAATGCGGTGAGAAGAGCAGTCATTTGTTTGCTTAGAGGATTTCTCATTCGGTAACACCTACTGTACAATTAAGCTTAATATTAACACATGAGGATGATAAAATGTACGAGACCAAGTCAGCTGCAGTTAAACCACGTAAGGCAGGAGACGCCGGTGGGGCGTGTGTTAAACCTCGTGGTAAAACCGGTGACGCGAAAGTAAAACGGCGGACCAAGTAAACAATGTACGCCCTCCTGATTGCCTCGGTAATCGCCAGACCTCGAGGAGCCTCGTTTCTCTTCGTGATGGTGGCGACTCTTTTCCAGAAGTTGTGCAGCAATCTGGATGGTTCGATTTACTTTTTCCTCGCCGCATTTTGCGATTTCGCAGTGGTCGGCATTCTGTATCGGTTTGGAACATCCCGGAAGTCTCTCGACATGATGCTCATCAGCATTGTCTCCATGTTGATTAACCTAATGGGGTGGTTTCTGTGGTTTTTCTATCGACCACTCGACATCTATGCGGCAACGTTCACGATGCTGTACTGCGTGGCAATCTTCACGATACTGAAAAAGGACAGTGACGATGCTGGAGGTATTGCGGTTCATATCGACAACTCTGGCCATCGTTCTCATGTTGGTGCGGGTTGTCGAGTGGTACATTGAAGCGAGAAAACGCTATGAGCTTTACTGGAAACACGCAAGTCGGAACAGTAGTGGCGAGCGGGACGACGGTAACGGGACTGATGACTAAATACGGCATTACCCCGGAAACCGTCGGTATCTTCGCCACCTTGTGTGGTATTATACTGACGGTTGTCATGATTTGTGGTCACATACAACGAATTCGTAATGAGTCTGCCGAGCGCAGAGAGGAGGAAATTATTAGGCGAATCGAACGTGAAAAGGCAGAAATTGAACTTGCTGAAATGCGTCAAAAGACGAACAAACCGGCGCAGTAATGCGCCGGTAGTTTCACTAACCGTAAGGCTTCCACACGACCACGGATGCTTTTTCACATTGCCTCACCATATCCGCAGTCCCATTACCGCCGGGAAACGCAACACAGTAATCGGGTTTTCCAAAGTTTAACATTGCCCAATTTCGCTTCGGTCCGGCCCCTTTACCATGTGCATTCCACAGGGCATCCATTCTCATAACGAACACACCGTGTTTCTTCGCCCACATGTCGGCAATACTATCCGCGCCTCTCGCACCACCGTGGATAATTAGTTCAATTTTGAACGGCAACATCTCCATAGCTTTTTCAAACGCATCAAAATCCGAATAATCCCGTCCACCTGTTATGAGAACTTTCATTTTGTGACCCCCAACAACGGTAAAACTAACTTTTCTGCTTCCTTCACATAATATTCATAGTCCAGACTGCTCCAGTCGAAGTCCTTAGCGTCGGCACACTCTGTCACCTTCCATCCGACATACATCCCGGTTTCACGCACTGCATCATGCTTGCTGCGGCTCTTCGTGTGGATACGCTCGTCCCACGGTGTACCGATGCTGTCGAGGTCTCCCGATTGACCAGTAATCTCACGCATTACCGCGTTGTACACGTCGTCTTTGACACCGTTCTTGCGCTTCCATGTGCCGGGTGTGCCGGTTGGTGGTAACAGCTTAACCAATGACCCACCATTGCGCGAGATAAACACACGTGTGGTGTTCTGCATCTCCTGTTCGGCACCCCATTCAGGCCAACGCATTACCAGACGTGCAGAGCGCGGTACTTTAGCGCGCAGCATGAAGTCGAACGGGTCACGATGCCGAGTGATGAACGTGCGGATGTCCTCACCGTGTACGAGGGCGGCTTCGGCAGCGCGGGCAACAATCATCGCCGATGGGTCTTGATGCCACTGGTATTTGTACTCGTAACACCCTTTTCTTTTAATCTTCACGGGTTGCCTCCAGCATTTCTAAAATTCGATTGTCCCATTTCAACCATTCGGTACAACCATCAAAACCGGATAATCCAGCATTAACGAAAGAAGAATGATATTTTCTCTCCAAGTTCCTAGCGTCGTCGACCATCATCATTCTCATGAGTTTGAATCCGAACGGGGTTGCCCTTTTCAACTGTGAGAAGCGCCTGGTTGGTCTATTGGTTATTCCTACCTTTACAAATTTCGAGTCATCACTGCGGAGAAAATAGATATATCCGGGCAAGGATGGATTGAAACCACCGTATTCGCAACAATATGGACACCCCGTACCCTTGTTGCATACATTATCGGAGGTGGCATCCCATTCATGACCATTACCACATCGGAATCGAGATAACTTTCGACTACTACCACGATAAATCAGACAACTTAGCCCTCTCGCCGCTATCCGCTCATTTATATCTTCCACCGACAATCTCACTCTCTTCGAGCAGTGAGGGCAACCTGATGAACGCATCACACTATCGGCGGTCGTTTCCCATTCATGACCATTGACACAGCGGAATCGCGATTTACCCATGACACTACCCGAATACCTAATGCACAATATACTCCTGGTCGACAACCTTTTATTTATTTCTTCCAACTTAAGCTTCGCCCTACCGGCACAATGGGGGCATCCGTTACCAGACAGTACCGCATCTGCGCGGACAGACCACAAATGCCCGTGGGAGCATTTGAAATTGGATTTCCTCATTGTCGAACCAGCATAGGATATACAAATCAACCCACGTTCATGGATTCTCTCGTTGATCGAATCGATGGTGTGTCTCATTTTCATTCTATTACCATTATATAACTGTTCACATCGCGCTGATAAAGAGATTTCACAATGTCGGTCTCCAGATTCAGCATTGTCGTTTTTTCCCATTCGGCACAAACCGATTCAACTAAAGTTTCGTATTTGTTTTCGTAAAAAATGACGATTCCGTCAGTATTAGTTTGGGGCACTACTAACCCTGGTACGCGAGTCGTAAGTTGATCCACTAACATCGCCAAACAAAGCTGCCCCGTGATGGTAATACTCAGGAGACACTTGTGGTCGCAGAACGGGCTAAACTTGCTCCCCATGTTCCCAAAGGTAGAATTTAACGCAAGTTTCAATGTCGCGTCGACAGTTTTATCTCCCGCTCGTTTGGCATCGCGACGACGAATGAATAGTTGTTCGTATACGTCACAAAAAGTTTCACTAAGGTGTTCTGGGTAATAACGATTCTTAATTGAGATGGATGGGTACATACTCGTACAGTCTTTGTTTTGCAAATTGTGTGTTCGGGTAGAATGTACAACGTAGTTCGGAATTCCACTGTGGATACCACCCAAACCGAAAGTATATTCAACGCCGTCGACAACGGCGACCATGTCATTGAAAACGCCCTTCGTGGTTAGTAACTCATCCTGTTGTTTCTTCGTGAGTACAACCCCACGAATACGTTCCAGAATTTGATTGAACTCCGGTCGTTCGAATTCAATATAGGGGGGTATACAATCCGCAAGTACCACACGCTCACGGATGGTTGACCGGGAGCAATCCACTCCAGCCTTTTCCAGTTCGTGAACAAATATATCTTTACCGATTTTGGTGTCGGCATGGTTCATAAAGTTACGACCGTATTGCTTTGTCAGTTCCTCACGGAAATGAATTTTATCAAGTGAACGCACGAAGAATTTAAGTGTTTCGCGGACGTCGTGCTTGTTGTATGCGATAAGGGCATCTTTCTGCGCATCGTTCAACATCATTCCGACCGGGAATGGCAGGTCTTTTACGTTGGGGGACCGCATACCTACTTCTAACGCCTTCAGGCTGGTGCGCCGGGCTTTATTATCAAAGTGATAAATTTTGTACAGGTCAATCTGCTCGAAAATCTGGTCGCGGTCCCATATAATTTCTGGCCACTGACCTTCGGGCTTAATCTGTGATTGCGCCTTCGCATAAATCTGTTCCAATGTACAACCCGGCGTATTGACCACGTAGTGTAGCACCGGATAGTCGAATGCCAGGTTATTAAATCCAATCCCACGGGCCTTACTACGTCCCAGGTTGAATACGAATTCAATTAGTTGGGGTTGTTCGTTTTTACGATCACTGATTTCGAAGACTAACTCCATACCTGTCGCAGCGTGAATAAATGAGGCGGTGAAGATGTTCTTGTATGTCTCTAAATCGTATCCCCAGTCTCGTGGGTCCAGTGGTGCAACGCTAGAAAACGCCGAATCAGCCCCACAGTGAGGGCAATTGTGGAGGTCAGCAGGATAAGTTTTGCCACAGGTTGCGTCCTCGCATTTTGATAAATAGTGCATTATTCGACCCTCAGAATTTTTACCGCGTAATGGTATTCAGTATTTGAGTTTTTATTTTTGTTATCACAAAATTCTTTTGCTTCTTTTCTCGATTCCACAGATTTCACAATTTCATAAAATCGAGAAATCTGTACCATACCTAAAAAACGGTAGTTTTGCGGATGACGAATTACTAAGTATATGTTTTTCATCTCTGTTCCTCTCTGTAAGAAAAGCCCCAGTTAAGGGGCTAAAGGTATTACGATTTATTTAACCCATTCTGGTTAATATATTCCCGGCGTTGCTCCTGCACCTGTTTGATAGCCTTTTCCAGTTCGGCTAACTTTTCATCAAACTGTTTCAGTCGTTGGTCTTGGTCGGTCATGATACACCTCTCTGTTGAGTTACCCCGGCTCGCACCGGGGCGTTGTGGTTATGCTACTTTCTGACAGTGTTGTGCGATTAACTCTTCGCTCCAGCCGGGCATACCGAGCAACTGTGCTTTGGTATACACGGCGCCGTTGTAGCTGTACTTCTCTTCAACAACCGGCGGCGGTGTTACCAGCAGGTCAGTTGCTGGCGGTGGTGTTGCAGGTGCCGGAGCAGCTGGAGTCGGGGTTGGAGCTACCTGAGCAGGTGCACCACCGCCGAATACGCTTGCTGCATCCGGACCGCTACCTTCACGAACAATCGCTTCGCCAGAGCGTGAAAGTTCGAGCAGGTTCGGGTTCAAATACACGCCCGGAGTTTTGGACGGCTTATTACCTTTTGCCACAATATTCACACGAACGTAATCACCGAGTTTAATAGCATTTGCGTCCTGAATCGCATCGAGCGGGTTATATTTACCAACATGATAACAGTTGTACGGAATACGGGTGTTCAGGTGCAAGACCCAGTGACCGCGTTTATATTCGTCCTCATTCGGTGCGTGACCAGCTTTGTTAGGGATATCACTGTCACCGTCGATCACTTTCCAGGAAAAGTCGGGGCGGCGAGTGGTGGCGGCATCGTAACCGTTTTCAGCGTCCAGCGCCGCCATTACGATTTGTTTACCCCATTCGGTATCTTTCCAGTCCGCTTCACCGGTTTTAGGAATTGCAATACCGATGTAAATCTCTTTAATGGGCTGACCATCTTTACCAAGAACCGGTTGTTTTGTAACTCCATCAGTGCGTACATTCTGTTTCAGCGGGTGGCCGTGAATCAGGCGAGCAACAGGGGTAACGAAAGTAAATTGAGCCATCTTGTAAATCCTCTCTGCTAAGTGTGGGAGACCCTCTGTCTCCCGGTGATTTGAATACTACGTTAGTTTGACGAGTACGTCAACAACTATTTTCGGGAAAATACATTTTTAATTACACGTTCATCAACCTGTTCCAGCTTGACACCCGTGACAGGTGTTTCAGCGTACTGCTCAATAACGGATGGGTCGATACCTTTTTTCGCACACTGTGCGGGTGTGTCCAGTTCCTGCGGCTTGCGAAGATTTTGCCCTAACAAATCCCCCATCATAATCACCTGGTCCACCGGAACATCTTTCTTCCAGCGCTTACGACCGTATGTGGTTTTAGCGCTGTAGAATGTCACGTGTTGGCCCTGCTTAATCTCGTGTAGCGCTTGTTCCTCCAGACCACTGAGACGCATTTTAATCATCTCCTGTGCACGCTGCAGGAGTCGCAACTCAACACCCAGCGCGTGACCGGACAAGCTGTGCGTCTGCAGCGACTGCACATAGTCCACACCCGCGTAACTCTGTTGCTTCAGCGCGTCACAGTGTGCACGTGCGCTACAGTCGAGACAGTGTGGTCCGGGCGTACAGAGTGGTGCTGCGTCCAGTACGCGGAGCATCGTCTCGTTCACTTGCCGTCGGTATACACACAATTCGTCGTATGTGAGCACCCATTTGCGCACTGTACCGTCACTGGTGAATCCACGTGGCTGCACGATGACCAGTTCGATAATGTCCGGCGGCGACTGGAATTGTTCACAGATGCTAAACGCTTCAATTAACAGTTGCCAGTTTTCAAACGGGTCAACAATGCGGTGACCGAATTTAGCGTCCCAGACGCGCAACACCTTTCCTTCCGGTACATACACCCACGCATCGGGAATACAGTACCAGTCACCGTAACCCGGGACAGGACACACTTCTTCGACGTGAAGGTCGTGCACTCGTCCGTGAGTGTTACAGAAGCCCCACACTTCGTTAAAATACTCGCGGGCGGCGTCAAACAGTTCATCCGTGATGACAATTCCATCCTTTGACAGACTGCCCACCAGGTCACTGAATGGTTCGTTTTTGAATAACTTCTGCGCCACTTCGTGTGCGGCACGTCCCTCGAGACGTGACTGTGACGGTTCGACGTCCAGTGGTGGATAAGCCTGTTGCGCCCGGAATGACCCGTTACAGGTCATCCACATGGAAGCATCAGACACCTTTGGTAGTTGAGTGGTCATAATATTTCTCTCTAAAATATTCAGCAATTCTGTGTGCTATATCAGCTCTTTCGGGTGTATCAAATGTACCTAAGTACACTTTCTTACTATTCATTCTGATTTGGGCTTGCCACTTTTTAACCTTTGGTATGAAAGTCACCCCTTTGTAACCGGAGGTATTGTCTTTTTGTTTCGAAGTGTTAAATAAATTAAATTGATTGCTGACATCTCTCAAATTAACAATCCGGTTGTCTGCTGGATTACGGTTAATGTGGTCAACGTCTTTTTCCGGAAAAACTCCGTGTACGTAGAGCCACGCTAAGCGATGTGCCAAATACCGCTTTCTATTTATCCCGATTTGCCAGTAACCTTTAGGCGTGACATTCCCGGCCTTATCCCCAGCTTTGACAGTGAAACTTGGACTCACCAACCAAGTAAAGACCCCTGTGACGGGGTCATAATGGAGAAGAGCCTTGAGTGTTTCTTGTGTTAACGCTTTCTCCTTCATACAACTAACTCCCCTAAATGCGCTTTAACACGTGCCACGAACGGACCAATTTTATCCGGGTGGGCGTTCAGTTCCTGCACCGACGACATACCATCCTGCGCCAGCAGCGTGTTGACCGTTGCCACATCAATCTTACCGTGACGCTCGGTCAGGAAGGTCATGAGGCGCGGGAAGTCCCATTCCGTTACTTCCGGTACAGGTGGTACAACAACTACCGGCGGCGGTACAGGGATTGGCGGAATACCCACAACGGTTTGCTCGGTTACCACGCCTGCGTCAGTGTGGAAGTCATCGCCCGGCGGTGTTACGGGTGGTTCGACGTTATCAACTTCTTCCCGTGTCGGTTCGCCAATTTCCACGGGGTTCGGGGTTTTAACTTCTTCATTGGTCACTACTGGTGTTTGAGTATGTAACTCACCCTTCACCGACTCAACAAATGCTACCCACTCTGCCTCATCCATGTCTTTCAGCTTACGGCGCAGACGCCACGTACCGTCCGCATTGAGCGCCTTACTGGTGGAGTGGATACGCTCGTCCCACGGTGTACCAGTTGAGTCGGTGGTGGAAGGCGCTTGCTCTTCATCGTCTCCCATTGGTGCAGCCAGTGACTCAACCTGTTGGGCAGTCGTGTCGATTTCCGGCTCATTTACCATTTGCGGTGCAGCAGTTGCTTCACTTGTGTCAACAGTGGTCTTACGCGGCTCAGCACCGTGCGCCAGTGCCATTTCTTCCAGTGCTTTACCAAACGCACGCAGCGCAATGTGGTCGTCGTTCGGGATGGTTAATGTGATATTACTCATGTCTCTCTGTCCTCCATTGTTGTCGATGTGGTGAACTCTATACCACCATGACGCACTCGTCAACACTAATTTTAAATTTGACATGGGGTGGGTGGTGCGACATAATGACGCCATCGTCAACAGTCGGGAGGGTGGAGAGATGATTAACGATAACTACAGGGCGAGAGCAACCCGTGCAGAACAAGAATCGGCGAAATTGCGTGAAGAATTAGCAAAACGACCTAATTATGAGTGGTTTGTTGAACTGGTTCGCAAACATTTGAAACAAGAGGAAGATGTTTGTCCTCAACGTTTGGCACATCAAGTTAAACAACTGAAAGAGGCGAGTACCAAACGTAGACGAAATCGGGAGTGTGCAGAAGATGAGTAAAAATAATACTGCATATTGGAGTTTATCACTCGATGTCACCTGCCCGAAATGTGGTCATTATTTTGACTTACTATGTGACCCTGATTTTTGGGAGTTCTCTGGTGCGAAACAAGCTTGTGAACCGATTGAAGGTTATGAAACTTGCTGCCCAGAGTGTGACCACCAATTTAAAACCGATTTCGCGTATTGAGGGCGCACCGCAAATGATACCAACACTCCGACCCTATCAGGAAAAACTGGTCAAAGACACGTACCAGCAGTGGGACGCCGGTAAGCAGTTTGTAGCAATGGTGTCCAGCACCGGCAGTGGCAAGTCAATGACCCTAACCGCGATTGTCGCAAAAGAGCGTGACCGAGGTCAGTATGTGCTGGTGCTGGCACATCGTCAGGAGCTGATTACACAGTTGAGCGACACGATGGGACGCATGGAAATTCGCCACCAGGTTATTGCCGCTAATAAGGTGGTGCGCTTTGCAGCCAAGCAGTCGATGGAAAACCACGGGGTTAATTATGTTGACCCAAATGCACGGGTAATGGTTGCGTCTGTACAGTCAATGCGTGAGGCTAAAATTGCTGACCTCGCAAAACTGGGTAATAAGCTGACCGTCGTACAGGATGAGTTTCACCACGCTACGAAGAAGTCGAAGACCTGGGGCGGTGTCCTGACACCCTTACTCAACGCTGGTGCTCGTGGACTCGGACCGACTGCAACACCTTGTCGTGCAGATGGACAGGGTTTATCGCGTGAGACAGACGGTTATGCGGATGTGATTGTCGAAGGACCATCGATGCGCTGGCTTATCGATAACGGATATCTCAGTCAGTACAAAATTTACTGTCCACCAACTGACCTACGACTGGATAACGTGGAAACCAGTAAAACCACGGGGGATTATAAAGAGAAGGAACTCAAAGCGGAAATTGGACGGTCGCATATCGTTGGTGACATTGTGAGTCACTATCTAAAAATCTGCCCGGGTAAGCGTGGCATAACTTTCACCGTTGGTGTGGATACCGCTGAGGAAGTAGCGGAGGAATACCGCAAACGTGGTGTACCGGCTATTGCGTTATCCGGACGTAACGCAGATGAAGAACGTGTGCAGGCTATCCGCGATTTGAAGTCCGGAAAGATTTTGCAAATTGTTAATGATTCATTAATAGGGGAAGGAGTGGACATCCCCGCAGTGGAAGTGGTGTCTTTCGCCAGACCGACACAGAGTTATGCACTTTATGCGCAAATGTTCGGTCGTGCGCTGCGTCCGTTCGAGGGGAAATCACACGCTATCATTATCGATGCAGTATCGAACGTCATGCGCCACGGTTTACCGGATGCACCGCGTGAGTGGAGTCTTGACCGCCGGGAGCGTCGCACGGGTAAAAGTGAACCATCGACGGTGCGCGTGTGTACAGCTTGTGCAGCGGTGTACGAGCGGTTCCGTGACACATGCCCGGACTGCGGTGAGCCTGTACCAAAACCGGCAGACCGTTCCGGACCGATACAGGTAGACGGAGACCTGTACGAGCTCGACCAGGACGTACTTACACGGATGCGTAATGAGGTTGTGGGAGCACGTGAGACACCTGAGGCGATGCGTGACAGACTGACTGCACAACACGTGCCACCCGCTGGAGTGATGGCTAATGTCAAGCGTCAAAGTGAGCGCCTGGAAGTGCTGGGACGACTGGATGGTCTGATGGCGACTATTGCCGGTTACTGGCGACACGACGGCATGAGCGACAAAGAAATATTTCGTAAATTTTTCCTGACTTACCATATCGACTGGTTAAGTGCACAAGGCCTGAAAAAAGATGATGCACTAACACTTATGGAAAAAATACAAAATGACGTTGACGGACTCGTCAAAACGCACTAACATGTTCCCGATGTGAATGAATTAGGAGTGTATCATGAACAACCTTCTCGAATGGCAACGTAAACACAGTATCACAGGGGAGGCATTGGCTGACCTTGTGACGATGGTGGGATTGGATGCCCCACGCTCAACCAAAGATACACCCGAAGCGCGCGTACAGGATGAGGCGCGGCTGCTGGCAAGTAAGATGGGCTGGCGACTTTTTCGCAATAATTGCGGTGCGTTAAAAGACGAAAATGGTCGAGTTGTACGTTACGGTCTGTGCAACGACTCTTCAACGATGAACAAGCGTATCAAGTCGAGCGACCTCATCGGTATCCGCCCCGTGGTTATCACACCTGATATGGTAGGGTTAACCATTGGACAGTTTGTGGCGCGTGAGGTGAAGAAAGCTGGCTGGAAATACAGGGGTACAGAACACGAAAAGGCACAGCTTGCATTTGGGACACTTATTATCGGGCTGGGCGGTGATTTTAAATTTTACAGCGGTGAGGGGGAGTTGTGATGAGTGAACATGATTTTTATCGTAAAGAATGGATGACAGAAGAACAGTTTGAATGTTTTGAAATGCTTTGTGACATAATGGGCGGGGGTAATCATCTTTGCGGGAATGTAAAACCACATTCACGTGGTATAGAGATTAATATACGTAACTTTTATGGCGCAACTTTCGATTACGACCATTTAACAAAAGCCGTAATTCTGGCGCATGACAGGTGCATTCGCTTTGAAATAGCACCGTCTGGGCCTGGAATGGTCAAATTAATTTTATTCAAACGTAAACGCGATGGGAAAATGTTCGAAAGACATCCGACTATTGAAGAGGCAATTCAGAAGCACCGTCAAACTGCTCATTGACCACTCCGTCAACCTGTGTCATACTGCAACAAATTACCTAATGGAACCGAAATTATGAGCAAAGATAATATTTTAGAAGTCGCATATGTAATGGCACAGCGTGATGGCTTTGGTAGTCTAACGCGTGATGGTGTCGCAGCCGAAGCCGGTGTGGCAATGGGCACCATCAACCATCACTGGGTCAGGATGGACGCACTTCGTGAGGCAGTGATGCAACGAGCAGTGGAAGAAGAAAACCTTGAATTGATTGGACAGGGTATTGCACTGGGTGACAACATCGCTAAGTCGGCACCACTGGAGCTACGTGCTCGCGCGTTGACCACCTTACTTTAATAACCAAAACGGAGAGACAGAGATGACACATACGAATCCCCCTGTGCAGGGGGCTGATTCCCTGCACTTTATCGTCTGCAAAACAGTACCTTCACAGAAGAAACCGGGGCGCACGGAGAAGATGCCGTGTAATGCTGCTGGTGAAGTGGTCAGTCTGCACGTTGCGGACCGCATGTCTCATGCTCAGGCGGTCGCGGCGGCTTCTGCACTGGGTGAGTCATATCGTCCCGCGGTCATTCTTACGGGTGATGGTCGTTTCTGCGTGGATATCGACGGGGCACTACAGGCCGATAACACCTGGTCACCGCTCGCGCTGGAATTGTGCACAACTTTTGCCGGTTGTTACGTGGAAGTGAGCAACAGCGGTAAAGGCTTGCACATTTTTGGTTACAGCCCATCCATTCCCGAACACGCCTGTAAAAATATTCCGCTGCATATCGAACTGTACACCTCCGACCGTTTCATCTGTCTGGGAAGTGGTGCACGGGGTGACATGATGTTTAACGCATCCGCACCGCTCAACGCCACGGTTGCCCGGTATTTCCCGCAGACCGAGCAAGTTGCAGCGGTGGAGTGGTCAACAACTCACGCCGAAGGTTCGTGTCCGATTGAGGACGACGCGAAACTCATCGAAAAAGCCTGTTCGAGTAAAGGTGGTGTCGCGGCTGTTTTCGGTGGTAAAGCAACATTTAAAGACCTGTGGACGCGTAACGTCGAGGTACTGAGTGATGCGTATCCGGATGAGGACCGCGAGTATGACGGGTCGAGCGCCGATGCCGCACTGGCCCAACATTTATCGTTCTGGACCGGTGGTAACTGTGAACGTATCGAACGCCTGATGCGTCTGTCTGCGCTGGCGCGTCCTAAATGGGACAGTCACAAGTCGTACATGCGACGCACCATTCTGGGTGCTTGCGCACGTCAGACAACCTACTACAGTGTCGGCGCACCGATTGAACTGATAACTCCTGCTCAGGTCATTGAGACGGGTGCGCCGGTTATCCGCAGTGGGTATCAGTTCATTGGAGGGTCTCAATTATTAGACCATTTTAAAGGATGTGTATATGTAGCTGATAGTCATCGTGTATTAACTCCAAATGGTCAAATGTTGAAATCGGAACAATTCGACGTTATGTATGGTGGTTACGCCTTCGCGTTAGACGACAGTAACGAAAAAACAACAAAGTCTGCCTTTGAAGCCTTCACACGGAGTCAGTGCATTATGTTCCCGAAGGTTGACCGCTCGACATTTCGTCCGGACTTGTCACAGGGTGCCATCATTGAAGAAGATGGTTTGCGTCATGTCAACGTATACGTGCCGGTCACGGTGGCGAGCGTCCCGGGTGATGTGACACCTTTCCTCACTCATCTGGCTAAACTTTTACCCGTCGAGCGCGACCGTGAGATTCTGTTGTCCTACATGGCAGCGTGTGTACAGTACAAGGGGACCAAGTTCAAATGGGCGCCATTGTTGCAGGGTGTTGAAGGTAATGGTAAAACACTGTTCACACTGTGCGTAATGGAAGCGGTAGGTTCACGTTACAGCCACATGCCGCCAGCGCAGGAGATTGGCGAGAAGTTCAACGCGTGGCTGTTCGATAAAATATTTATCGGCGTGGAAGATATTTACGTTCCGGAGCAGAAACTCGAACTGATTGAAACGCTCAAGCCGATGATTACCGGTGAGTACCTCGCTAAACGTGCGATGCAGCAGGACCAGGTAATGCACCGCCTGTGTGCTAACTTCATGTTTAACAGTAACCACAAGAACGCCGTGCGCAAGACGGCTAATGACCGCCGGTTCGCTATTTTCTACACCGCGCAGCAGGAGCATATCGACATCGTGCGCGACGGTATGGGTGGAGACTACTTCCCCAACCTGTATGACTGGCTCAAACGTGGCGGTGGATTTGCAGCCGTGACGCATTATCTGGAGAACTACGCCATTCCCGCACAGTTTAACCCGGCGACACATTGTCAGCGTGCGCCAGAGACCAGCAGTACTCACGAGGCTGTGACAGCATCACTTGGCAGCGTCGAACAGGAAATCATGGAAGCAATTGACGAGGGTCGCCAGGGCTTTGCGGGTGGTTGGGTGAGCAGTAAGGCACTGGACAACCTGTTACGCCAGATGCGTGCCGACCGCGCTGTACCGGTGGGTAAACGTCGTGACATGATGCGTCAACTAGGTTACGACTGGCACCCGGCGCTCAAGGATGGACGCGTGAATAACGTGATAATGATTGACGGTGGTAAGCCACGGTTGTACATCAAGATTGGACACATTCACGCTAACCTCACAAATGCGGCAGACGTGGCGCGCCATTACGCGGCGGCACAGGGTGATACAAGTGCTATTGCCTTTGCGGAAACTAAATAAGCCCTTCGGGGCTTTTTTTGCAATTAGTATTGACGGACTCGTCAAGGTGGGTTATCTTCAACTCATCGGAACAACAATTAAGGAGACTAAACAAATGAAAAATATCATCAGCCATCACAAACTGTCCGACATGATGGACAATATGACAGAGGTTCAGGCGCTGACCACACTGTCACGTATGCGTGCGCAGGCTGACCGGGACGGACTGTGTGTCACTCGTCTCATTGTTGAAGGTAAAGTTGTGGAACAGTGGGTATGGAAGCACTGAGTTATTGCCAGCTGATGGAGCGCTGTTTAGCGGCTGAGGCGCGTGTTGCTGAGTTAGAGGAAACATTCAAATATCCGGTAGCTTACATCACCTATAAAGGTTATCTAATTCACGCTGGCGACCCAAAACTGAAAGAGTATAGCGACCCCACAGCATTATATGAGGCACCTTAACCATGATTAAATATTTACCACTTGTAGCGCTCCTGGCGGGCGCTCAGGTTAACGCAGCTGTTACTGCTGAGACAAATGAATCACGGGTTGCTAACCTGCTCTTTAACGGTTGCAGCGCTCAACGTGCACAGATGGGCGTGCAGGAAATGATTAAACGGGCTAACCCGGGCGGTAATCCTGCAGCGACCGACCTTATCATCAAAGGTTACAAGTTCGGCATTGATTACCCGAATGTTGGTTGTAACCAGTTCTTTACGGTTGTTATCGACCAGTTAGTTAAAAGCCGGAGCAAAGTGTAATGAGTATACTGACTGACGAGCAATTACTGACAGACGTGGCTGCGGGAATGAGTGGTCATGCCATTGCGAAAAAGTACGGCATGAGCCCCGGCAATATTAACCGCCGCATCAAACGTCTCGGTGCGCGCGGGCTGGGTCATGGTGGTAATGTGTCTCGCTTTGTGCCGGACGGTTACAAGGTGAAAGGTACATCGTCACTGGTGAAGGAGGACGGGACTGTAGCGCTGCAATGGGTCAAGACTGATATGGACGCCGAGCGCCAGTTGAAAATGATGCAGGAAGCGATTGTGGCGCTTACAGAGTGCTTATCCCCACTAGAGGAAATTAATTTAATATCCCGTGATGAGGATAGCACTCTCCTGAACATGTACACAGTAACAGATGCACACATTGGTATGTTGGCATGTGAAGAAGAGGGTGGAGACGATTACGATACCAACATTGCAGAACATCTCATATCGTCGTGGTTCAAATCAGCGACAGCATTGGCACCCAACGCAACAGAGTGTCTCATCAACCTTCAGGGGGATTTCCTGCACTTCGACGGCCTGAAGGCGGTTACACCAACATCCGGGCATGTTCTCGACTCTGATACGCGTTTCTTCAAAGTGGTCCAGACTGCTATCCGTGTGATTAAGCGAGCCGTGAATATGTGTCTGGAGAAGCATCGGAAAGTGACGCTGCTAATCGCCACTGGTAACCACGACCTTGCGTCCTCTGTGTGGTTGCGAGAGATGTTTAAAGAGGTGTATTGCGATAATCCCCGCGTGACCATTGTGGACGAACAGAGTCCTTATTACGCAATCGAATTCGGCAAAGTAATGATTGGCGTACATCACGGGCACTGTTCCAGGATGGAAAAGCTGGACGCAGTATTTGCCAGTAAGTTCCGGGAGATTTATGGCCGTACTAAGTTTGGCTACCTACACATGGGACACTATCATCATCGGAAAGTAGCAGAGAGCAACATGTTCATCACTGAGATGCACCAAACTCTGGCGGCCAAAGACGAGTATTCAAGTAACGGAGGTTACGACTCCGGAAGAAGCGCCACTGTCATAACATATCATCGAGACTACGGTGAGATTGGTAGAATATCAATTCCTGTGGAGATGATTAAGGACCGGTATGGACAGTTAATCAAGTAAATAAAAGGCCCGCATTTAGCGGGCTTTGTTTTATCCAAGTGGAAATTTTTTATCAATCCATTCGTTCATCCTAATTCTCAATCTCTTCACGGAGTAACTCCAGTCATCGGCCTTATTTAGTATCGACTCAACAACTAAAATAATAATGAATACAGGTAGTACGATTATCCTCCCGGTGAGACTTTTCTTACCCATCTTGTACATTTTATTATCTCCCACAATTACGACATTTACCATTTGCCACATAACGTTCCGCAATAATATTACAATGCTTGCAAGGCTCATACGGAATATACCAGCGTTTGCCGTCAGCGATGGCCTGCTGGCGCGGTGATTTGATTTTAATGACCCCAACGTGAATTCCCGATTCACTCAGTAACAGGGCGTTTTTCATCGTCTCTAACTGTTCATTCAAAACAGAAATATTATGCTCAATCATGGCAATGTTTTCACGCAATGCGTCGGCTTCACCAGCGGTGTTAACAATGGTCGGTTTTGGTTTTTTCCATTCTCCCGTCATGCGTTGCTCGGTTAAGCAGAAGACACATTTACCAGCGGTGTTACGGACGCCCGGATGTCCACATTCGCTGTTTGGTTTCTTCTGTAGCCTCCATGAGCGACCATCGTTAAGACCGTCGAGAACTTTCTGATAGAGTTCATTGCGTGCGGGAAGACCCGTGTTTTTCGCTTTCACAAAATCATGGTGGTCATGAAGTGCACAAATACTACACAATTCTGTTTCTTTAAATTTTGTAGTGCCGTGACAATTATCTCTGAGATGAATCATATTTCTCTCCTTTTGTAGAGTATATACTATAAAACAATAGAGAATTACAGGTCAATACCTCATTTTACCCCGAAATGGTAAATCATCGGGGTGGCGAATTTACTTTCACAATCAGCAGCTTACGCGCATAACCGAAAACCCCGTACATTCTTCCCTTCTTCCTTCTTATAAACCCTATAAAGTATACATTATGTATTATACTACATTTATATTATATATTATATACTTTCTATTACTACTAATTACTATTTTATAGGGGTATAGGGGTAATAAGTAATAAGTAACAGAAAACTAAAGAGTTTTTGATACCCCGTTGAAGTACCCCGAACGAGTTTTAACGGGGTGTGTGGCAATGACGGGGCAGTCATGATAAAATTGTGGCATTAGAAACAAACGAGTGAGTACACATGGCAATCAACCTGCACACTGGGAAACCGAATCCGAAACAACGCGCATTCTGTGAACTTGTTGCCAGGGGTGAAACATATCGGGAAGCCTACGGGAAGGTGTATGGGTCCATTAGTTCAAGTGGGTTGAATGTCGTACTATCCAGCCGTAGAATTAAATCATTCATCAGGACTCTCAAGGAGTGTCAGCATGGCAAGGGCTAAACTCAACGAACATGGTGTGACAGAGCAGCAGGAGAAGTTTGCTCAGGCGTTTGTGGAAACGGGTAACGCGTCCGAGTCATATCGTCGCTCGTATAACACCTCCCGTATGGCCGTGAACACCATCGCTAAACGTGCATCTGAAATGCTAGATAACGGGGCAGTTGCGGGGAGAATTGCTTCACTTCGTCAAGTTCATTCAAAGCGCCACAATGTGACAGTCGATTCACTCGTTGCGGAACTGGAAGAAATTAAAAACGTTGCACTGTCTGCCGAGACGCCGCAATCATCCGCAGCTGTGGCAGCAGTGCTCGGTAAAGCGAAACTAATGGGACTGGATAAGCAACTGGTTCAGTTGTCCGGTGGTCTGGATAATGTGAATACAAATATCAACATTACCGCCGAAGATGTGAAAGTATTTAAAAAGGCGTTCAACGATGAATTTTAATTCCCCAAAAGAATTAAAATTACTACGCCTCGCACTTGAGGAAGATTTTACTTTATTCGCCCGTTTCTTCTTCAAAGTTTTAAAAGGGACTAAGTTTGTATTCAGTGACCACCATCATGTAATTTGTGATGCGTTGATGGATGTATTTTACGGTCGCACCACTCATTTAATAATTAACATGCCGCCGCGTTATTCAAAAACCGAACTGGCTGTTAAATTATTTTCCGCATGGTGTTACGTTAAAAATCCAAAGTGTGAATTTATTCATCTGTCGTACGCTGATATTCTCGCGCTGGATAACTCCGAATCAATTAAATCAGTTTTGAAGTCCGAAGAGTTTCAAAAACTCTGGCCTCATGTGACCATTAAGGCGAACAAGGATTCGAAGAAAGCGTGGGGCACTGACCAGGGTGGTGTATTCTATGCAACGGCTGCGGGTGGTCCTATCACTGGTTTCGGTGCTGGTAAACTCGACGACTTTGAGAACGGTAACGGCTTTGGCGGTGCGATTATTATCGATGACCCGTTAAAACCAGATGACGCGTATTCTGACCCAAAACGTAACGGTGTTAACCGTCGCTGGGATGAAACCATCAAATCACGTTTTAACTCCACAAAGACGCCTTGCATTGTCATCATGCAGCGACTTCACGAGGAAGACTTCTGCGGCACACTGCTGAAGGACGAGGAGTATAATTTCCGTCATCTGGTGCTTCCTGCCATTGTGGACGAGGGTTTACCGACGGAGCGTGCATTGTGGCCCCAGAAACACTCTCTGGAAGCCCTCAAAGCGATGCAGAAGAAAAACTCGTACATGTTCTCCGGTCAGATGCAGCAACGTCCCTCACCGCTCGGGGGCGGCATTCTGAAGGGGTCATGGTTCGGACGTTACACCGTTGTGCCAAAGCTGAAATACAGAGCCGTGTTCATCGATACGGCGCAGAAAGCCAAAGAGCATAACGACTATCAGGTCGCCGAACTGTGGGGACTGGGTGAGGATGGGTATCTGTATCTCCTCGACATCATGCGTGACAAGTTCGAAGCGTATGAGCTTGAGGTAAAAATTCCCGATTTCTGGAACAAGCATCGCAATGACAAAAACGGTCGTTTGCGTTACATGGCTGTTGAAGATAAATCATCCGGTACAGAACTTATCCAGAAGATTCGCCGCAAAATTAAGCCCGTGATACCCGTGCGGGAGATACCACGTGGACCGGCGGCAAATAAATTAACCCGCGTGATGGATGTACAGGGTTACATTGAGTCAGGATATGTTAAGATACCCGAAGATGCCCCATGGGTTCATGACTTCGTTACGGAGTGTGAAGCGTTCACTGCCGATGATACACACGCTCACGATGATCAGATTGACCCAATGTGTGATGCAATTAGTCAAATGCTCCACAATGGCAAAGCAACCGTTTCGGAGATTTTATAAACATGGCTAAGGCTGCTAAAACAAACCTTCACACCGCCGATGGGTTGGTAAACGTCGTGTCCGGGTTAGGGACATGGAAAGCGAAACGCTCTCACAACATGTTCATGTACGCCAATTTAGGCGACTGGAAATCCCTGGACAACGCCTACCAATCAAACTGGCTGGCCCGTCAGATTGTGGAAATACCCGCAGAGGACATGTGTCGCGAGTGGCGCACCATCAAGTGCAAGGAAGCCGATGACATTCGCATCGAAGAAGACCGTCTGATGATAGCTGCCAACGTGCAGGAGGCTGTCACATGGGCGCGTCTGTATGGTGGCGGTGGTATTCTCATGCTGACCGGTCAGGACTTGTCAAAGCCGCTCGACGTGCGCCGTATTCGTAAAGGTGATTTGAAGCGTTGTATTGTGTTTGACCGTCACGATATGTCACCGCTCACCATGAACACCTGGGATATTCTGGCACCCAACTACATGATGCCGGAGTATTACACCATTACCGGCGGCGGTCAGCAAATCCACTGGACCCATTTTGCGCGCTTCAATGGTAAGCGTTTGCCGCGTCGCCAGATGGTCCAGACTCAGGGATGGGGTGACAGTGAGTTGCGCGTATGCCTCGATGACATCATGGACATGGTTGCATCGAAGGACGGTATTGCGGAACTGATGCAGGAAGCTAACGTTGATGTGGTCAAACGTGAAGGATTATCCGATGAGTTAGCCAGCGACCAGGATGACGCAATTGTGTCGCGTTACACCCTGTTCAGCCAGATGAAGTCACTGGTGCAAATGGCTCTGCTTGACGGTGATGAGTCATACGAACGTAAGACGCTCGACCTGGGCGGTGTTGCGCCAGTGCTTGAGACGTTCATGACGTGGATTAGTGGTGCAGCTGACATTCCTGTTACGCGCCTGTTCGGTACTTCAGCCAAAGGTTTAAACGCCACGGGTGAAGGAGACATGAACAACTATAACAACTCCATCCGTTCTAAACAGTTGACACAGGTTGACCCGGGGTTGCGCCAGCTTGATGAAGTGCTGGTGCGTAGCGCACTGGGTTACTGGCCTGACGACTTTAACTATGAGTGGCGACCACTCGCACAGCCTAATGAATTGCAGATTGCCCAAGCTGCCAAAATCCGCGCTGATAAGGATTTAGCATATCTGGCGGAGGGGATAGTGAGACCATCACAAATCATGCGCAATCTCGAATCGTCCGAAGAATATCAGTTTGAAGATGGCGAGATAGATAAACAAGCTTCGGTTGAGTCGGATTATGTCGCGTCTCCTCCCGATGAAGAACCGAAACTCACCGAACAACAGGACGCATTCTGGATACGTTATAACCAGTACGTGACCGATGGTCTGTCTCACGATGAGATAATGACAAAACTATCCTAATCTACCCGAGATGTACCTTGCGTACAGTCTCGAAGCGGTACATCTCGGGTATCTTTTGAAAAAGTAGAAGTATGCTTCTTGGTCGAATTTATTACCTTTCGAACGATTTATTTCTCTCGGCAATGGGCAGAGATTTTCCGAGGTATGTAACCCTCTGACATCCACGCCTTGCAACGGAATGATGTGGTCTACTTCGAGGTTGCCGCCAAGTAGCTTCGCGTATCTGTATAGTTGCGAATAGACTTTTCCCACATCTTTACCGATTGAGGCCTGTATTAAGTTCGCTCTTCTTTTGACCAATCTGGTTGCAAACTCATCCTTATTGGCAAGATAATGTCTTTTTGATTTATCGGCATACTTCTCAGGATTTTTTTCTTTGCCAATCAATCACCCTTTCAGTAATGACGTGTTTGTTTTGTTTGTAATACTCCTCTCTATACCGTGAAACTTTTTCTACATTCTCAGATTGCCATTTCTTGTTATATTGGGAAGTATGTGACCGATTCTGTTCATTCCACTTTCTCTTGTACTCTTTTCTCATTTCTTTCCATTCTGAAATTCTAAGAGCATACTCGCTGTCTGTTTCGGTTTCTTTTTGCTTTGGTTTAGTCATACTATGTCACCTGTGATGATACTGAAGTTGAAAATCCCGACTTGCGCCGGGACATGTGTTTATGCTTTCCGATACCCCGCATCATACAGAATCTTAGCCGCACCGATTGACACGCCGGACAACCGAACCATTTCATCAATCGCGCGTTCCGCTTCCGTGCGGAGTGGGCGGAACTTAAGACGAGCATCATCACCATAGTTTTCTATGGCAATCTCGACAAGGTCATCCCCTTTTTCTTCGTTTATTTCACGTATAACAGTAACCCACTCCGAGGCATAGACTATTTTCACTGGGTGCCATTGCCCCGTGTTTTTATTTTGCCATTCACACTCAACACCAACCGGCGGCAAATCAATACCGTCCCAGCCGGTCGCCTCATATTGTTCGCGTGTGACAATTGCTGTTGCATGGTCACTGGCTAAGGGATTTTTGTAATTGTGATAAATCCATTTATTGTCAACGTTATCATCGTTGAACCACCAAGATTTACCATCAAATTTGGGAGCACGCCCAATGAAGAAATAAAATTCCGTATCATCCTTATCTTGCACTACACCGACCGCACCCTCCGGCCAACCGCCACGCTTTGGTAATTCCTGACGCAATAGTTCAAGTAATGTCATTTTGTCTCTCCTGTTGCTTTGGCGATGATTTTGTTAAAATAGTCGAGATTAGCGGGTTCATATGTACCATCGTTTTCGACACAATTTTTCACATGAATTACTAATTCCAGTAGTTCCGGAGCGGCGGCGATAAGACGTGCATTTGCGCGGGTTTCATCGGCTTCACGATGATGAATGCCGTCGTAATCGGGGGACAAAACGTTTGCAACTTTGAATCGTCCGCCTAATTGTGTTCCGCGAATTCGAATATACGGTCTGTCAACTTCTTCCGGTTTGATTTCCCACGGACCGGGTGTACCTTTAAACTGTGCCATCTCTCTTCTCCTGTGATAATATTTAACTAACACGTACACTCTACACCATACTGACGAGGCCGTCAAGCATGTCACGACAAACAGAGCTAAATTATTATCGCCAGCTGAAACAGGTTGCACGGCTTGTTCGTGAGGATGTGGACACCAACATTGTACCACTGGTGAAACAGCTTGCGCCGGAGTACACCGCTGACGGCTGGAGTGACACTATTACCTCGACGATTAACCAGTTGCTCACACGGTGGCTTGGCGCGTTTGCTCGTCGTCAGGCTGAGACTATCGCGTCACAGTTTGTACAGACTGCGGCAAAGGATAACGCCCGCTCATTCGCTATCAATCTGTACGGCGGCGATACACAGCTGCAGGAATATCTCAGCGCGGCATCGTATCAGAATGCCAAACTCATTCAGTCAATTCCGGCTCAGTATCTGGAGCAGGTGCAGAACATCGTCATGACCAACATGCGTAACGGTATGCGCCCCAGCTACATCGAGGAAGCACTCGTTAAACAATTTGGTGTCACGGAACGTCGCGCTAAATTAATTGCCACAGACCAGTATGGGAAGATACAGGGTGACATGAATCGTATTCGCCAGGTTAATTCTGGTATTGAGTATTTCACATGGATAACGTCACAGGATGAACGGGTACGTCATAGCCACGTGGAGGTCGCCAAACGCGATGTGGGGTATGGTCCGGGCGTATTTCGATGGGATGATTTACCAGTTGTCGATGGTGTTCCCACTTTTCCAGGGCAACCAGTGAGGTGTAGGTGTGTAGCCCGCGCAACCCCACGGGGCAAGATTGAGCGCTATCTGAAAGCTAAGAAATGAAGTAATTGCCGCTGTGTGGCGAGACCAGTCACACAGCGGCGGCAGTGGCGCGGTATAAGGCTAAGAAGTAACCTTATTGACAAGTCGGTCCATAGCGACCCATCGCTCAGATACTGAACCGTCCTCTTTGGTCGCGGTAAATGTCACGATATCCTCGTGGAAGTTCATTTTAAAGTTTGTTACAGTGATGACACCGTCCACATCAATAATTCGGTCGTTGTTGCGGAGCATTGCCGCTTTGACATATTTGTAGTTCATTTTCCATACGCCTCACGTAACACAGCGTTAGCAAGCGCCCAATCTTCATGTTTGCGTGCGAGCTGCTGTGCGGTCTGTAACAGTTCTTTATCGACAACGAGTGCCTCTGATACGGGACGGTTGTAGCCGGGAAGTAGCGTGTTAATCATCTCTCAAACCCTCTCTGTTGTTGTTGATGAACTGAGTATACGTCATCCCTGACGAACTCGTCAACTTAAGTATACGACCCAAATCACAATGCCGATACTAAGCATGAGAAAGTCCATACAATGTCCCCACTCGTTTCAAATCGCGCTGTGCGTGACAGCTGTAATTACCATCGTCCCACTGTACATAGTAGCGTGGTGGCTCATCCATAATCACATTCATCACAGTGCCGGTGACGACACCATCGGGGAATAACTTCACAAGTGTCCCGGTTGGGTAGCGTGGGATGGTTGTGCTCATCACTCACCCTCGTACAGTGGTTTCAGTTGATACCCGAACATGACAGCGTTGTTATGCGCCACACTACCCGCGCGGACCAGATATGTCGTACCGCGGTTGGTTGTCACTTCGTATGCGTATGGTTTTAAAATGGTGTCGATTTTATCTAATTCAGTTTCACATTGGGCGATGAAATCGTTACTCATTACTCGTTCTCCAGTTCATTAATCAAGCGCTCGAGATACCAACGGGCCTTTTTCACATCTTCCAGACCGTTCTTCTCTTCATAGCGCCACAGATATTTAACGACATTCGCCACACATACCGCCTCGATACCGGTTTTACCAACGGTGGCGGCCTTAATAGCGTCGATACATTCGATACTACCTTGTGTGTAGTGTGACGGATGGTTGACCATGTCGGTCATGTTGTATCTCCTCTGAAATATATGTATCATGTGTTTAACGATTATCACTATGGCATACTCTGACGGACTCGTCAACATGCAAATCACCGTAACACACAATGACCGTAAAAGTTTCGCACTGAATTCCCAACGTGTTTACACGGATGAGGGATTCCTGCGTGTGCCGGGTAAAGCCGCTCGTACTGGTATTCAGGAATATCTCGCTTCGGAACTGAGACTGAAAGACCGCGCACCGAACGACATTATCCGTGTATACCGTCCCGCCGAAGAAGTGTTTAACGATGAATCACTTCAGAGCTATCTCGGCGCAGATGTCACGAATAACCATCCTCCTACGCTTGTCAATGCTTCCACGTACCGTAACACTTCCGTTGGTGTTGTAACGAGTGTTGGTCGTCAGGATGGCGATTTTGTCATTGTGGATATGGTTATTAAGGATAAAGACGCGATTAAGGCTGTCGAAACCGGTAAGTGTGAGTTGTCAGCGGGTTACACGGCGGTGTATGATGACACACCAGGGACAACGCCGGAAGGTGAACCATACGACTTCCGACAGACTCAGATTAAAATTAACCACGTTGCAATTGTTGACCGTGCTCGTGCGGGTGCAATGGCGCGTATCTTCGATAATATGGAGAAAAAACCCATGTATCAAATCACCACTGACACCGGGCTAAAAGTTGATGTGGCGGATGCTGCGGTGGTAGACGCGTTCAAACGCTTGGAACAGCGTGTCAGTGACGCCGAAGCCGCCAAAGAAACCGTACAGGCCCAACTCGACGCAGCACTGGAACAGGTTGCCGACCTGACCACCAAATGCAGCGACGAAGCCCTGAAAGCACGCGTGGAAGCAATTGCACGTGTTACCACCTCAGCGCGTAAAGTTGCTGGCGATGAATTCACCTGTGACAGCATGGACCCGGTTGCAATCAAACGTGCCGCTCTTGCTGTCAAACGTCCGTCTGTTGACTGGGCTGAAAAATCTACCGCCTATGTTGAAGCCGCTTTCGACATGGCGGTGGAAGAACCGGTGAAACCTGTGGTAGACTCACAACTTGAGCAACTGGCTAAAGATGGCGCTAAAGACATCAAACAGCCGGTAGCCGACGCAAAACCTGTACTGTCCCGCGCACAAGAAGCACTGCTGCGTCAGACTGGTAAACTTAAATAAGGGTGACATAGATGGCTATTACTGCAACCAGCTACGGTCTGAATCACGACGCAGCCTTTACCGGGATGGTCGCTGACGGACAAGTAACGAATATCGTTTCCAAAATTAACGATGACACCGCAACCGTCGCATATGGTAAAGGTGTTGTACGTAGCGGTGAGAAAGGCTTTAAGGCTGCAACTGCTGATTCCACAGGTGACAACTTCGTGGGCGTACTGGTTCGTGAACTGAACCGCGCATACACTGACGGTGCAACTTTCGGCGCTCCGGTTGACCGTCCGGCATCCGTACTCACCGCTGGCGTAATCTGGGTAACCGTAGCGGAGGATGTTGCCGTTGGTGACGCCGCATTCCTGCGTGTTGGCGCAACTCAGACTGGTGATTTCGCTAAGACGGCGGGTTCCGCAGTAACTCTGTCGGTTGCCATTCCTGGTGCTAAATTCCTCACTGCCGCGACAACCGGTGGTCTGGCTAAACTGTCTCTGGTTGTTGGGGGTTAATAATGGACAAATTAAACAGCGTTGTACTTGACGCACAGACTATCGCGGGTAACCCGTGGGTTAAACAGTATCTGGATGGTCAGAACGCTATCAACGTTCCGGCTGAATTCCGTGATGCTGACGGCGGTATCGCGTTCTACATCTCTCAGCTGGCACAGATTGAGCAGACCATTTACGCGACTCCGTATGCGGATATTACCTATCTACAGGATATTCCGGTTGTGTCCGGCATTCCGGAGTTTGCAACGACTTGGCAGTACCGGTCATACGATGGTGTTACGGTTGGGAAGTTCATCGGCGCAAACGCTATGGACCTGCCGCGCGTTGCTCAGTCTGCGAAACTCCACACTGTACCGCTGAACTACGGTGGTATTGAGTGTCACTACAGCATCGACGAGCTGCGCACCACTGCGTCTCAAAACATGCCGATTGACACCATGCAGCAGCAGCTGGCATATCGTGGCTACGAAGAGCACAGTCAGAAAGTGGCTTACTTCGGTGACTCACAACTGGGAATGGCTGGTCTGTTCAATAACAGCAACGTGACCGTGACTAAGGCGACCGTCGACTACACCACCGCCACTGGTCAGGAGCTGTTCAACATGCTCAACGACCCGCTGTTCGACATCATCAAACTGTCCAAAAACTTCCACCTGCCGAATACCATCCGCGTATTCCCGGACCTGTGGAAACGCATGAACAGCACGCTGATGACCGGGTATACTGACCGTACCGTTATGGAGCATTTCAAAATCAATAACTCCTTCACCCTGATGACCGGGCAGGAAATTGATATTCAGGTTCGTTACCAGCTGACCGCTGCGGAACTGAAAGCGGGTGGCGTGTCAAACAACGACAAAGACCGCGTGCTCATTTACGAGAAGAACGACCGCAACCTGGGTGTTGCCAAGCCGATCCCGTTCCGTATGTTGGCACCACAGAACAAAGGTCTGGCCGTAACTGTACCGGCAGAGTATAAGATTTCAGGCACTGAAATTCGCTATCCTCTGAGTGCAATCTACCTCGATATGCTGTAATACCTACCCTCAGCGACATCCCAAGCCCTCTTCGGAGGGCTTTTCTTTTGTGTTACGTCATGGTACAGTGTCTTCACTTTATGCGGGAGACTACAGAGTGCCTAAAAAAATAAACAAAGATGAATTGATTGAGTTGTTCAAAACTGTACATGGTGATAAGTATGACTACTCACAATTCGAGTACACGTCCATGCGGACCGAATCCATTATCATCTGTCGCATTCACGGTGGCTTTCGTCAAATTCCACACAACCACAAAAACGGCAAAGGGTGTCCACAGTGTGGCTTGACGTCGAGAGGTGATAAAAGACGTGGCAGTGTTGACAACTTCATTAGAAAATCAAAACTGATTCACGGTAATAAATTCGATTATTCGAAGGTTGAGTATCGCAGAACTCACGATAAAGTGTGCATAATCTGTCCTGAACATGGTGAATTTTGGCAACGTCCGTCTGCCCATCTTCGCGGTTTGGGTTGCTTCGAATGTACCCATCCCAAACTGACGGTTGATGACTTCCGGATGAAGTCTCAAAAACATCACGGAAACAAATATAATTATGACGATGTGTCATTTTCAAACTCTCACGACAAAATTCAATTGGTTTGTCAAATTCATGGCACATTCACGCAAACGGTACACAATCACTCACATCATGGTTCAGGTTGCCCCAAATGCGCTAACTGTGGACCGTCGAAAGCCGAAACAGAAGTCTTCAACTTCGTCCGTTCCATTTGTCCCGATGCGGTACAATCCGACCGTACAATCATTGGACCGCTGGAACTCGATGTTGTAGTGCCGTCACACAATCTGGCAATCGAATTTAACGGTCTGTACTGGCACGATGAGCGCACGAAGGATAAGAAGTATCACATTACCAAGCGTCACCGCGTGGAAGCCGCAGGATATCGTCTGATAAGCGTTCGTGAGGACATCTGGAATGAGCGTCGCGAACAGGTGGAAAGTATTATTCGTAACGCACTCGGCGTGACATCCGACAAAGTGTTTGCCCGCAAATGTAACATTGCGGAAGTTTCGACGTCCGAAGCGAAGGCATTCATGGAGAAACACCACGTACAGGGTTTCCGTGGTGCGACCGTTCATTATGGTCTGCAACACGATGACACATTAGTCGCCGTAATCAGTCTGACAAACTGGCAGAAAAAGAATGAATGGGAACTGGTACGATATGCAACTGCGTGTAATGTTCCGGGTGGACTGTCCCGCCTGTGGAAACATGCTACCATGGTTAACAACATCATCCGCGCTTATTCATATGTTGATCGGGATTTGTTCAGCGGTTCCAGTTACGCCAATGCTGGTTTCACACTTTCAGCCACGACGGTAGGGTTTCGCATTGTAAACGGTTGTACAACCGAATCACGTGAGAAGTGGAACCGCGCACCAGATGGAATGACACAGACGCAATGGTACGAATCAGAAGGTGTCTCACGCATCTATGATTCTGGACAGGACAAGTTGTTGTGGGTAAAATGACAACGGGTAAGTATTGCAACTAAAGGTGATTTATGATTACTGTAAAAAACATTTCCGCGCGCCCGTTCATGATGCCGGGCGAAGAAGACGTGATGGAACGTATGCTGGCGCCGGGTAATTCGAAAGAATTCGAAGTTACTCCGGCGATTTACAGTCTGGTCAACGCATATCAGGAAGCAGGTGAACTGGTTGTCATTTCGGGCGAACTGAAGAACCCTGAATCAGACGTTGAGGATGTGAGTATCGATGGGCTTCGTGCAGAAGCCGAAGAACTGGGCATCAAAGTTGACGCGCGCTGGAAGAAGTCACGACTCCAGCAAGAAATTGAGGCAGTAAAAACCGCCTCCTAATTAACACAGGTATATAACATGGACATCACCGCCGAAGTCATCGCAGATTTTCGCATCTGGCCGCTCGGCGGTCAGGCTTTCTCGTCCACTACCGATTTCCCGGACAGCCTCATTCAGTACGCACTGTGTGAGGCTGACACGGAGACAGGGAGTAAGCGCTGGGGAGATTATGAGGCAGAATGCCACAACCTGAAACAGCGCGGTATGTTCTATTATGCTGCACACTGGCTCGCTGTTTACTATCCGGAAGGACTGAACAGTGACATCAATCAGGAGGCACGTCTGAACGTGGCGACAAAATCCGTAGGGGATGAGTCTATTTCGTATCGTGTCCCGGCAATGCTTGAGGTCAACAACGACTGGCTAACCTGGTCCGTGTATGGGCAGCAGTTCTACAGGCTCCGTAAACGCGTCGGTATGGGCGCATTAGCCATATGAGGTAATTGAATGTCGGTAACAACTTACGAAGTTCTTTCTGCTAATACAGTTAGCGAACTCGTCGCGCTCGTCAATGCTGCAACAGGCAAAACGCCACTTGGTGAGATATTTATACAAGGTGGTGCGCCTCGACAGGTGGTTGTCACAGGTGAGCCGGTAAGCGGGTACATCTCCGACGATTATCAAGCTGTTGTTGGTGTAGACCCCCGAGGTCTGGCTGACGCTGTGATGGCTGTCATGACTGATAACATTCAACCATTAGGTGCACCAATCATCCGTAACAATACAATGATTCAAATGATGGGAACCGTGACCGCTTCAAGTGGCGGTTCTGTGGCGTGGGATGACATTACCGGGAAACCTGCTGTTATCGCCGCGGGTGCGAATGCCGCCGCAGCACGCACCGCAATTGGCGCGGGCACTTCAAGTCTGGTCATTGGCACAACTGCATCAACGGCGATGGCTGGTGATAAGTTTACGCAAGGCTCAGCGGTCCCCGATGTCGGCTTGCAGACGGTATCGGGAGAGGATGCAGCATCCGTGGCTACCTCGGCAAACACGTGTGTTAACGCGGTTGCGAGAAAATTAAATGACCTGCTTACACAGCTGCGCGCCTCTGGCATTATTGCATCGAACTAATTAATATGAGCCCCTCACGGGGCTTTATTCACCAATCCTCCCGGCGTAGTGACGACCGTAATACTTCATGATGACCTTGTCAGCACATAAATAACCTTCATCCTCAACCACGATACCTCTGATAATGAAGAAGTTGCTGTAGTGTTTTGTTAACATACTGGTGACCCTCCACCCCATTTCTCTACGATTCACCGCTGTAATGCGACTTGTGGTCACAAACAGGGCGGTTCCGGACTCATGCTTTACTGCCCACATATTTAATCACCATGTACCCTGGTTTTGCGGAAAGCGAGACCTTATGTTCGTATATCTCCGCGATTTTATATACGTATGTCAACTGTGCGGTGCGCAACTTAATGTCTGAATATGTTGCTTCCGTTCTCCAGTCCCATGCGAATTCCTCACCGGGTTTTGCATTTTCAAAGATGTCACGAAGGATGATGTGCTCATACGATTTTACTCCACGTGGTGCGCGGTCCCAATTTTTGGGTTTTCCTCGCGCCAGACTTCGACCATCTATTTTTCCACTTTTTGTAATTCGCATTGGTCCGCGCGATGTCTGTACGACACCTTGCGGAATGTCATGAGATGCAGAGTGTTCACGTTGGCGTGCTCGACTCTTATCGGACTTCACTTCCTTTTCCGGTACATAATTTATTTTTTTTAAAATATCTGCAGCAAATGACACGATGTGACTCCTCTCTGTAATTTATAGAATGAGTGTATCAGTGGCTGACGAATTCGTCAATACCTCATTTTACCCCGAAATGGTAAATCATCGGGGTGGCGAATTTACTTTCACAATCAGCAGCTTACGCGCATAACCGAAAACCCCGTACATTCTTCCCTTCTTCCCTCTTATAAACTATATAAACTATACATTATG